TCCTGTCTGATCTGATTAATGTTTGCTGATAAAACCGATCTAGCAAAATCAATATCTTCAGTGGAACCAAAGAAGTCAGTATTGTAAATCTCAGAAATAAATGTGCGCTGCTTTAATGACAGCTTACTCATGTCTTCTGGATTATCGGTTACTAATGCAGTGCGAAACTCTTCTATATTACCCTCAGCAGCTGCTTGAATTAAATAAGGGCGAAGAAGGTTTTGACGAGCATCCTTTAGATCGCTTTCTCTTTCTGGCCTTGTGTAGGATTCATCAGATAAAAAACGCTGATCTAACTTAGACTTAATATTTGTATAGAGATCATTTGTTATGTTAAGGCCAGCTTCTATCGAGTAAGCTTCATCTGAGGCAAAAGCATCAGACGCATTAAGGCTAGATGTAGTAAACAAAGCATCAAGAGTATCAGGCAGAGTAAGCTCTAGCTGCCTTGCTTTTGCCTTTGCTTTAGCCGATGCTTGTAGGACTTGATCCTGTTCAACGGCATTGTAATCACTAGATACAACAGAGCTATGTCTAAGAACTGCTTCTATGTTTGATGGCTCAACATATTCCAAAAGGCTTTTAACTTCTTCCCGCAAGCCCTTTGGTAATCCTGCCATTTGATTGCCGCGAGTTCGTATAGCAAGGTCAATTGCATTGCGCTCTGATTTATTTGCAGTGCCAGAAAGAAGATACTCAACAGCGCCCAGCGCAATAGATTGCCTAAGTTGCCTTGAAGCAATCTGATCAGCACCGATTTTTAAAAGCGAAGAAGATACACCATTCTGAGCATTAGCAAGCTCTCTGTCATGTATGGCTTGAGCTTCACTAACCTGTTCATTCTCGCGCGCAATAAAGCCACCAGCACGAGCAATGCTATAAACATCATCTTCACTTGCGCTAACCCCAGCCAAAATAGAGTCAGCAGCATTTTGCCTAGATCTTGATGCAACGCGCTCTTGAATGTTTAGCTTTGTAAGAGCTAAGAATTTAGCACCCGTTGTTTCTACAAATGTTTTGTATTTACCTTCAGCGCCATTAGCCATTTGACCAATGTAATCGCTCATTACTTCATCATATGACTCAGGGTCAAACTGGTATTTTGAAGCAATCTCTTGAGCTTTAACTCTAAGCTCAGTACCAATCGAGTCCTCATATCTCTTATCAATAACACCTTGATAAGCAGCAGATGCTATACGACCAAATCCCTTAGGAGCCTTAAATGCTTCTGGCTTACCTGTTTCTGGATTAATTGTCCTTAGCTTCTTTTCTTCAATAGCTTCTGCAATCTCTATGCCTTTTTTCTGGGCATCATCCGCAGCCTCACGAAAAGCAATTTGTTGGAATGTAGAGGCAACATTACTTATTGCGCGCCCAATGTCTTCGCCGCCAGCATTTGTTCTAACCACCCCAACAGGCTGATTAAAAACTTGCGTTCTTTGTCTAATAACAGCCATTATTTCACCGTTTCATATTGATAAATGCCTTGAGCCATAGTGCCAGCAGCACTAAACAAAGAGCTTACATAAGCGTTTTGCCCTCGACGCTTCTCGGCCATTGCAGCCATTTCTGACTTCATGCCTTGAACGCTAACCTGTCTTGCAATGCGTCCAATGTCTTGACCCACAAGCTCTTCTTGTCTTTCCAAGAAAGCTTGAACACTTCTATCTGAACCAACATCACGACCAGCAGCAGCAAATGCAGCTATATTAGCTGATGTTGCCAAGTCATACTCTTCTCTTCTTACCCTAGCTTGCTGAGAGGCCTGAGCTTTATTAAGAGTTTTATCTGTTTTGATCTGAAAGGCATTTAGCTTAGATGCTGCGCGTTGAGCCGAACCGGCAGATATTTGCCCAACTGCACTTAAAGCACTAGATCCCAACAGGGCCATTGTAATGGGGTCCATTAGACTATTAACTCCGCTACTATTCCATTAATCTGTAAACCTAATGGCTTGTTTTGCTCAATAGTTACCTGTGGATTCCTATTGTACCCCAAGGTTTTTACTTCCTTTTTGCCAGTAAAGCTTGAAGCAATAACATCGTTTGAGTTTACCTTCATTGATTCTGTAGACTTAACGTCAACAATAATGTTGGTAATACCCCTTGGGGTACCAGTCGAAGGGCCATTGCCCATGCTTGCATCTATTGGATTGGTAACTAACTTAGCTGTAAACTTCTTGCCAATATAAAAATTAGCAAATGCACTATGTGCTGTAAGATTAATAACTCCAGCAGCAACAGTAAATTCACCTAAATATGTATTGCCATCAGCTTCAATAACATCAACAACACTACCATTAGAAAATACTGAGCTAACATTTACCGAACCAGTTCCATAAGCTTTATAAATGTAAAAATCTAAACCAATGTTAGAATCAAATTCACAAAGATGTAGCTTGCCATTACTATCATAAACATTTGCAAACAATCTATCGTGCAAAGCTACAACAGAACCAAAGCCTCCAGCTGTAGTAGCTCTAGTCCAAGACGCTCTTCTCTCCGCTCTATTTGATGAAAACAGTATTAAATCACCATTGTTTAAAGAAAAAGCAGCATATGAATCTGGGAGGCCAAAGCCGCTATGAGCAACAGAAAGATACTTTGGAGACTCTATTAAATGAGAGGCAAGCGTAGAAATAGCTGAAGCTGTATAAGCATCTTCAGAATCACTATACAAATATTCTCTAATAATCCTGCCATTCTTCTGCACAAAAATAGTAGCGCCATCTATAGACGCTGGAGCTACAAACTCTGTACCATATGGAGTTTGCATTCTTATTTGGGCATTAGTTGGAGTAATTGCTTGGTTTAAGTAAGTAGGAACATACAGTTCACCAGTAGAAGTAAACACTTGAAGATCACGATTAGAAGTCATGTATCTGATTTCGTGAGCATCACCAGTCGCAGCCACCAAATTAATAGACTCATCGTCAGCCGCAGTACCTACGTCAAAGTTAAAAAAGCTTCCTATCTTGCTCATCCATATTGTATCAGGTTCAGCTATTGTTCCACCAAAACACAATCTATTTTCATGAAACACAACAGCAGCAGGATAACCCCTTACTGCAGAGAATGACTGCTCATCCCACGATGTTGTAGGTGCATGACAAGATATTGTAACAATGCCGCCGCCATCTTCACTGCTAGAAGCATTGCCCCCAGCTTGATATGTATATGTATTATCATCAATAACTGATCTAACTTGATCCGTTATATTTAAATTGCCGGTATTAATTCCACCTGTAGCGGCAGCATTCTGAATGGTAATTGCATCACCATTTGAAAGGCCGTGATTAATATGAGTGACCTCTACAACATTAGATCCGTCTCTAGTCCTTAATGGATTTACAACACTTAATCTGGTATTAAGGGTATCTGTTACATCGCCAAATACAATCGTAGGGCTGCTATATTGTGTAATAAGAACTTCAGACTCATGGTATCTAATAACAGTTCCAACGTGTTCAGGCGTCCAGTAATTACCATCAGTTTGAAATCTAACACCTGTTCCGCTAACGGCATTTGGATTCAAAGTTACTCCAGCTGCATGAAACCTTGAATAAGGCTGATAAGTAACTATTGGCTGAAGAAATCTTCTATCTGCACTTACCCCAGCTTTAAGGGAAAAATTAGCTATTTGCTGACTAACCTCTATTCCTGTTACAGTTTGAAAATAAAGGCTACTTGTATAAGTTAAAACTGACCCACCTTGATTGGTGGGAATTATCTCTACTCTGCTAACCCCATCAATATCAAGCCCTCTAATTGTAATGTTAATTGTAATAGGGATGCCCGTTCCCGGCGCGCTATTATTCTCTATATAAACAGTTACACGTCTTGCGTAACTGCCAAACTCTGCCCAGCCTGAAGATGCAAGAAAAACTCCATCTATAGGGAAGTCAGTTATAGCACCATCAGCATTGGTTTTTAATAACGTAATGCCATCATCATCAACAGTACCGGCGGTATCAGTAAGCAGACTTGTATCGCCTCTAGTATCAAACGAATACGTTTCTAACTCAAAATTAGTTAAGCTTGTTCTTACTAACATTCTAGGCGCAAACAAAGGATGGCAAATAAACATTACATCGCCATATTGAGCGGCTGTATATTCTTGCAAATAGTCATCATCAAATGGCAAAGCACTGCCATCAACGTCAGATGTTATAGTAGTAACTAAACTTACAGTCCCATCTGTTAAAAGTCTAAAGCATCTAACCTTAGCGTCTTCTACAGATATTACATATTCTTCGTTGTCATCAAAAATAAATTTAAATAAATGAGATTGATTATCAGAAGAACTACCAGTTAAACCGTAGTCATAGATATGCTTTAAACCTGTTCGTTTTTTTACAGCACCTTCGCCCATAACAATTAAGTTTTCTAATCGTTGAGCGGACTGAGCGTAAACAGGTGAATCAGTTCTCATTAATAATGAGTCACTAATTTCTCCATACTGAAAGCTGTTAATTGGAACTCTTACTTTCTGCATTAACTGCGCCTTTCAGCAATAAACCTCGATGTATTTAGCTTTCTTGTTGTTTGTTGCTGTGAGTCTAAATTGCGCGCTTTTGCAAGTTGACGTTCTGCTTTCTGCTCAAAAGCAACAGACATTGACGCATCTCTTGCGACAGACATAGCAAGCATTGAGGCAACAGATAGCTCAACGCCAGTAATAAAATAAGAAGGCCAGTTAGCCTCATCAGCCCTAAAGATATAATCAGCAATTACAGTATCAGTTGTAGTAGCATTGCAAAATGCATTGCCTTCATAAATATCATAATCAATAGGCAGATCTTGAATTGTAATGGTTGAAATCATTAGGGAATCAGTTGGAAGCGCATAAGACGCATCCCACCTTGTTAAAGGTGCAGTGCCGTTCCGACTAAGCTGCGCTTGCTTAGATGCAAATCGCCACCTTGTGCTAGTCAAAAGACCTTGAGCAATATCTTCATATACAGAGTTAGCTACCGTTGCTTCAGCAGTAGAATCAGTAAATGAAGAAATAGCATCACCGCCAATTAGCAGGGATGCTCTCGAACAAATTAATAGTGGTGTATTTGCTATTGTTGGCATAGCGGTTTGGGGGCCGAAGCCCCCATCCTTTTAGTTGTTATCAAGAACTTCAAAGACAGCATCGTCATCAATAACGACAGCGCCCATAGACATCATTGATGTTGCAAGGTGTGAAACCTTCTGTGCAACATAGTTTACTTCAGTTTGAACATCAGCATTAATGCCAAGCCCAACAGCAGTAGTATGATAAGCAAAGTTCTTTCCACCAGCTACAGCAGACGTTGAGAAGATCTTAAATCCTAAGAACTCTTTCATTGTCATACCGCCAGCAAATGGCAAGTTTTGAGGCCCAACATAGTCAGAGCTTGCAAATTCTTCAATTGCAAACAAATCAGCAAAACCAGCTGGTGACATTGCTAAATAGCGCTGCCCATCTTCTGGAACATCTTCTGCACCAAATGTTGAGAACAAGGTCAACAAATCAGCTTTTTCAAGAGCAGAGCCAGTGTCATGGATCTGAGTGCTGTTAGCACCCGCGTCCATTGCTGTAATTAAGATTTCATCAGTCTTACGACCAAGAGCAGCAGCAGAAGATTGCGCTACAGCTTGACGCTCGTTGATGTTAATCTTTAGCTCGTCCAGCTTGTCGATGTACTCTGGCGCGTAGAAGTCAGCCATAGTAGCTTCAACATTAGTGTGCACAAGCTCCATTGCTGTTACATCACCATTGCGAGATTTAGTATTTGCAGCGCCTTTTCCAATTACTTGGAAACGAGCAGTTGAACCTGTGACATTTGTCGTACGCACAGTGTTCCGCAATTTGGAACCCATACGCTGATACGCCATATGTACTTCAGTTTCAAACTGCTTGATAAAGGCTTGATCAATAGTATTAGCCATTTTTACAGTCCTATTAGAAGTTTCAGTTGATCACAGGTATCC